TCCATTCGAGTGTTCCTTCTTGAATTGTCAATTTGAACTATTTAGAATCTTCCACCACCATCATCAGCCGCCAAGCCATACTTCTTCTGAATCTCAGGATTTTTTGTTTCGGCGTATACAAGATGATCAATATGTTCACCGGGCATCCCTTTGATTACATCAGGAGCAAGCCCCATCTCGATAAGCTTGAAATTCTCGTTTTTGATCAGCTCTTCTTCGGTCATCAACAAATACTTCTCCATAACAAACTTCCTAGACAGAGAACCAAGCTGTGTACTACTAGACGCAAGATTGAGAGTCTGTTGAAAGATCTCCATATCCTTATATTTGCTAAAGGAATTTGGATCATTGAGAGACAAGATTGCACCCTCTGGAACAACTACTCCACGATTGGCAGAGAACTCAACAAAGTTATCATGCAGCTTTCTTGCAAGATAACGAGCAATACGCTTAACATGGCCCATGTACCGCATCTCAATCTGATACACTTGGCCCACTCTCATATCTGAGTATGTGTTCTTCTCTTGTGTCTGAGAATCCAACATAGAGCTGGGGATACGCAGGCCAGCAGCAAGTTTGTTGACAAAGTATTCAAGATCACGAATCTCACCAACATTTGAGCCGCCTTGTAGCGTTTCTACCCGAGACCCTTTGCCTTGTGAATTGGTGGGGATGAAGATGTTCTCACTAGCGGAATGAGGATCATACTCAGATTCCACTTGATTAGAACGATTCACTTGTTTCTGCATCAAACGAAGCCGTTGCTTCTCGATTGCCTTCTCTCGTTTTGGTCCTTGTAAGTTACCAACATCAATGTAATACACTGTTTTCTCTGGTGCTCTCACAACACGATAGATGACGATAGATGATTCAATAAGAGACATCTGACGCCACACCTTGTAGACGCAATCAAGAACTGATTCTCCATACGGACCGTCACCAACCTTAAAGATCAATAGATCGTCTACAGGATACACATCATAGTTGTCTTTTGTGTCTTTCTGGAAAGACGCGGGTCGCTGTCTGTTGTGATTGAAGTCATCTATCTTCTGAATGAAAGGATCAACGATATAGTGGGTGACGATATCCTCATCATCCGCATCAGTGATATAGCCAATAATACGCTCAGAGGGGATTCTCTTCAATCGTCCATCGGGCTTCTTCTCATAGAGCTCTAGCCCATTTTTGAGAGTGTTACGAACACGATTGAACAGTTCTTCCTGCATCTTGGTTCGTTCTTTCCAGATATCTTTAGCATTCTCGATGAGAGATACAGTTGACTTGAGATACTTTCGGTTCTCATCAAACGCAAGAAGGAATGAATCTTCATTGTCAGCATTAGACGAAGAGATGTCTTCCGCCAAGACATCAAGAGCCCTTGATACCTCAACAGATGTTGTGTCCATTTCATAATAGTGTTGGAGTTTTTGCTTCCGTTGTCCTGATACCTCAATGGCTCTTCGATACCATTGATTTGACACAGATGTTGTTGAGATTTGGTAGCCACCTGACCGATGGCTTGCTCCACTTCCCAACTTAACGGGATTCCAAGCACTCTCGAATGTGTTTTCAGCCATATGTGCTCCTTTGTAACTGATAAATATACACAGACTATTTAGAATAAGGAATAACCCATGGCCACGATCAGCACAGCGATAAATAAAGACTACCTTGACGCATACGATGGCTATGACCAACAACAAGTTGGTCTGGGGCTAATCAATCCGAGCATCTATGCCACCCCACAATACCAAAAGAAGAAGATCAAGAATCTTGCTATTGGGTTGTTGTCTGATATTCGTTATGCTGGCTTTGAATATGATCCGAGCCCACTAATCCTTCCTCTCTTCTTTGAGAGCCCATACCAAACCATCCTTTCACTAAACCTGAACTATGTTCCTGAGAAATACAGACGAGCTATCATGAAGTTTGTCCTTGATTCTAACGCAGCAAGGATAAAGTCAAACCAATCAATGATGATTGACTGGCATGGCCTGAGAAGAGCAGTTCCCACTGTTCAGTACATCACACGTCGATACAAGGCTGTTGGGGTGAATGTTGTTGAAACACACCCACTCAACCAAGTCCCTGATGTGATCAAAGGACAAAGTAACTGGCAGAACCATTACAAGACTCTAAAAGGAGCTTGATCCTTCTTTTTTTCCCCTCAATATTCTTCCGGGTCTAGCTCAGGGTTCTTTCCAGATAACACCATGTCAAGTTGCTCATCTGTAAGCACTTTATAGAACTGATCTTCAATCACCACCCTGCTAATGTACTGAGAGAAGGCAAGCGACATACGATTCAACTCTTCTTGGTCGATCTTCTTTTCAGATACATCAAAAGAGATAGGTATCCTAATATATGTATCTACATCTTCTTCTGCTGGGATAAGGGGAAGATCATCTATGCCATAGATGTTAACAAAATGCCGACGAAGCTCAGCAAACCGGTCATTGTCTGCAAATAGCCCCAGCATCTTTGAATTGCCTTCTGTGGAGATGACATCAAAAGAGAACTCATCAGACGGAAGGTAATACGATAGATCCACACCATCTCGCTCTAGGTTAAATGGAAAGTACCCCCGCTTTGCCATGATGGGAATGATCATCTGCTCTGAATCCACCACGTTTGGTATATTGAAATCAGTACAGAAATTCGTGATCTTCTCATACATCCCTGTACCAAGCTTCGCAAAGATAACAGATGCAACATCTTTGCCATAGCGATTTCGAATCTCTTCTTCGGTAGGAACCTTTTCTTTCTTGGTAGCAGGTAGACCGAATGGACTCTTTTTGTTTGATTTAATTGCTTCGTTTACTTTCATACTCGCCTCTGATTGTGTTGTTATGTAGTTATTCGGAATTGGATCTGTTCCTACGCGAAAGATGGGAGTTGCCCTCATTCCTTTCTTACCTGGGAAATCTGCCTCCCAGCGTAAGGCACCGCTGTTCATAGCCTCTCTCTTCACGCGAACGATGGCGTTAGACGAGATGGAGGCCCATGCCGTGGTGAACCTATAGGCCATCACAGTACCGCCCACATAGCCCTTGTACGTGCGTTTGAGAGCATCAAGCAAACGAAAGCCCTCAATGTATTTCATCGTGGTCTTATCAAGAGACGACAGATCGATGGACTCATGTATCGGCTGAAGAAGATGATCAACGCTGATGATGCCAGCCTCATACATCATTCGAAGGAACCATGTCACAAATTCATTTGGTGATAATCGCTTAACATTGGTTCTATACTTTATCGCAGCATAGAGACGAACCACATTGTAATCGATGTTTCGATACTTGTCAGCATAGTAATTGGCAAAGTCTCGGCATATCAAATGGGACTTATCTTCACTCCATCTCACCCCAAAAGAGGGATTCTTGTCTGTATGGCCAGGAAGAAGAGAACGCATGACCGACCCTTTCGTGAATGACTTGGGTAGAGTGATACCAACGAACTCTCCCAGCCGCCTCTGAATCTCTTGGTTGTGAAACAGTTGGTTAATCTTATCAGAATCAAGAGTGCCTTCATCAAGATGAAGCTTCCCATTCTCATCAAGGTAATCTACCGTGGGATCAGCTTTCTCAAATTTTCTTACCGAGAGGACATAGATGTTAGAAACAGCAACAGAAGGCTCATCAAGCGGTTTCGTTGCTATCGCCGGATTCACTTTTTTCGTTTTCACTGATGTCTTATTGTTAGTCGTTGTGGTGGGTCGCTTCTTGACGAAACCCGTTTTTTCTCTGTGCAGCTTCACGAGAGTCTTTACATCTTCCGCTAGATATTCATATGTATAGGCCACCATAGCCACCTTATCTTCTTGGTAGCTTGTTTGCTTGTTGATGGCGTTCCATGGGGTTTTTGCCGTAGTGCAAATGTAGTTGGTTTGATCAGGGAGGATCACATACCCGCCTTCACCCAATATGTCGATGGAAGGAAGATGGTTGACTTTGCGCGGAGTAGTTCCCGAATAGTAGTAATGTGTTCCTCCGTTCTTTGTCATCACTTTCATGGTGGTTCGGGTGATCACTCCAGCTTTGTGAAGATCAACGAGAGTGTCATCAATGAGTGTTTGTGCAAGAGGGGGAACAGCGTAGTCGTCAACATCAAGCACAACAAACGAATCACACGGACCTCCGATCAAGGCATCAGGATGTTTCGCCCACCATTCCTCGATCTTCTTCTTATCGACAGTGGCATCCTTGAACCCATTGCGAGTTAACGGTGATTTTGTCTGTGGGTCACATGGGAACACTTTGATGTTATTTGTGGCGTATTTTGTGGCAATTTGTGATTGAGTCATAGGTGAATTTTATCTCGGTCAGCTTCCCATATTGCTACGTTATCGACCCAAAGGTCAATCCGACTAGAAAGCTCAGTTGGGACTGCTGACTTAATAGCGTATATTTCTACTGTAACTTGTTCTTTTAACTGCTTTTTTTCTTCAGCAGTAGCATATGTTCGATCAACCGAATGTAATTGATTCAAACACCGAACTAACTTGGCTACTGGGTCTTTTCTCTCGTATTGCTTTTCTTTGATGCCCCTGAGTACAGAAACACCTATGTGATTATAGTTCATAACTGCTCCGCAAGTCAAGGTACATTTGCTTCAGTTCCTTCTTTGTCGTTTTCGTCTCAACCCCCAGACGATCCTTCTGTTCTTCGATTGAAAGGTGAGAGAACTGGATAACATCTTTCTGAATAGCAGCTTCTTCGAACGACGCAATCCCATAACGTT